CCTTAATCAAAAGGTGCTTCATCCTGTCCGATCCTACGAACCTTCCCTTGGCTTCAATGATCACACCATTCTCAAGAACAAAGTCAGGAGTGTAATGGTGCTTCTTGAAATACTCAAGACGCAGCGACTCGTATGTAAAAAGAACCCCCGACCTTTTCAGGTCGAGGGCTACTTCTCTTTCAAATTTAGAACGGAACCTCATCGGTATCCTTCATGGCATCGTCCAAGTCTTCGCTGACATAGCCTCCAGCCTCGGAGTCAAACGCAAAGGCTTCTGCTCCACCAGGATTGAACTCAACGAGATCAATGATCTGTGCTGCTTTCAAGCGAAGGGTGTATCCAAAACCAAGGGAAGGAACAAACCAAGCTGTAGGCTCGACACCGAGACGAAGACGCGATCCGCTTCCGATGTTCGGAGCATCGTTCAACTTCTTACCTTGAGAATCAAAGAGAGCTACAGTGAAGTTCAAAGTGCCTTTGGATGTTTCTTTCTTCGCCACCTGCTTTGCGTAAACCTCATGCTCACCTTCATCGTTAATGCGAACAGGAATGGTATTGGATTTACGAAGAGTCTTCTTGCCCAGCTCCTTGCAGAAGCGAGCATACTCTTTGTCGAGCCACTGCTCGATCTTGGAATTGAAGGTCTGCCAATCATCTTCACTGAGAATTAGCTTACATGAATACACTCCGTTTTCATCAAACTTAGTGTCGGGCTGGTTAAGGCGAGGCCAACGTGCTTCGCCAATAGGTGTTGTGATACTACTCATATTGATACTATGGTTTATTGTTTTTGTTTCTCCTTTAACTGAAGAAATAATTAGATTGCTTCAGCAGCTTCGGGTCGAAATCCCCAAAGTCAGGAAGACTCGGAACCGAAGTGCCGTCCATACTCCACTGTTTTGCAAGGGAGTCAAGAATGTTATTTGAAAACATTTGAGAAAAGCAGTCCTTTATCGCAGCGGCCAAGAGCGGACACTTGGAGGAGTGTGTGGCATAGGAATCGTGTATCACAGCGAAGTCATCTATACCCCGTGCATGGGCCTCGTTGACAGTCTTGATCAGACCCGCAGCATCCAAGCTGTGAATAACATTCGGAGAGATTCCATTTGATTGCTTGCGAGAATCCATCTTGTCGAGGTCATCCTTGAACCTGACTGATGTCAGCGATCCGTTCAGCCACGTTGCAACCTTCCTGCTAACCTGCTGCTTGTAGTCTTGGGTTACCACAAAACCAGAAGGAGTCTCCCAACTGATGGGTTGATTGTTCTTAGCTTTCAACGAAGCCACTTCCTGGAACCAATCCATAACCTGACGAGGCTTGGTCAAGATCTCTTCAATAGAATTCCAAAGATTATCCGCGAGATACTTTATAGCTTTGTAAACTTCTCGCCTCCCAAAGATACACTTCATCCCGTTGTCCTGTATCTTTGTTAAATACCAATCCTTCACATAGTCGCGATTACTATAAGGTGTCAGCCCGTAGCTGTAACACATCACAGGTCGCTTGGACATCTTACGATTCATCCCAAACTCGAGCCATTTGGACGCATATTTATGCGATTGCTTTGCGTCCCGCTCCAGTTTCCTTTTGGTGTGATCAGCCACGACAGCATAAATATCCTGTGGGTCATCGTTAGGAGCCACGTTGGTAGCCACGCATCCCAACTCATCGCGAGCCAACAAAGATAACAACTGTAACCCTGAGTTCGTTGCGTCCATCGCGCACGGCAAGTGAGTCTCAAAGTTCTTACTCACCCGTGTGTGATACGCTCCCCACTCGAAACACCAAGCTAGGAACTGCCAAGGCTCGTCAGCTTCAGCCCACTCAAGGTTTGATATGGGATCTTGAGCGATGCGAACAGCAGTCCTTGTGAATTCATCAGACCACTCGATGCGCTTTTCAAATGTTACCTTGTCGAATCCAAAACAATTAGCCCCGTGGATCGCCAACCATTTAAGATCGTCTTCGTTTTTGATAGGCTCACCTCGAAAGAAATGAAGCAAACCTCGACAGTGGTCTGGGCCTTGGTAGGTAAGGAACGATGGGATCTGATACACCCGACCTCTGAAGTCTACGGAACAAGGAAAGAATAATCTCTTGTCCGCAAACTTTCTGCCGAGCATCAAGATCCTGTTGATCAAGATACGCTTGCTACGCTGAGACAGATTGAACGTAAACGTCTCTCTCCTTGCATCCCTGAAATCTCTGATCTCATCTACACTCGCATCGTCAGGTAGAAAACTCGGAGGCTCGATGTCCTCGCGAGGTGGTAACCCAATCCTCTTGTCATTCGTCCAAGCCCACTCAAGAACATCCAAGATCTTTGAGTTAACCCTGAACGGAGTCTCCTGAACAGTGTTAACAGCTTTGTAAACCTCTGGCATCTCTGGTGCTTGACGAAGAACAGCGCGGTTACTGCATCGAATGAAGGGCAGCACAGGTAAACCTTCGCTCGATCCCACATCATAGCCACCACCATACACTGTCTTCCACGGCAAGGGAGACTCCAACATCGGCATCCAAAAAGGTAACAGGATCTCTCGGTGGTGGTCGTAACCCTCAATCCATTCGCGAGTCGCTTCAGATAATTCAACCATGCGCTGGGGCTTGAAGGACTTACGCCTTCGGTGAGTCTTTTCAGTGAACTGAATCAGACCAGTGCGCTTGTAAATGATCTCAAGTATCATGGAGCCACACGCGATGCGCTGCCGCCTCGTCCAATCAACCCAACCCATGTCCTCGTTCGCTGCCGTCTTGTGAAGATAACGACTCCTAGTCACATGACCTCGATTCAACTTCTGCATACGATGCACGATGCGCTTGCCGAACTTATTGTATGTCGAGATCAAGTGATCAGATAACAACTGATCCTCAGCCATGCGACCTATGCGAAACGATAAAGACGCGAACGATAACGGATCAGTAGCCGTATCAAGAACACCTGCAACTCCTATCAAGGCCAAGGGTCGGAGCTTTGTATCACTCAACTCAGTCAACACCCTTTGCCACTCGCTCTTGTTTTTAAACTCCTTGAGTGTCCCTACATAATCCAGGAGTCCGAGATAAACAGGCTCGACAGCATCACGCATTAATCTTCTACCCGCATCAGTCAAAGATCCTTTTGAGATCGAAGAAGATTTTCGGTAGCGGTCAACACCTCGGTCAACCATCTCCTGATTCAATTCTTTCTGATTTGTCATCGTCATAATTTTGAAAGTGTCGGGTGTTCAATGAAGGTCAAAACAACGCATTGAAATACACCCGTTCGGAGTTCTCCTCCGACTCTATTCCCGACAGAAGAAAAGTAGTAGGATCGCACCAATACGTCAATCATTCTTCATCTTTTATTATCTTGTTATTTTTGCGCTCGCGTCTGCGATACCTTCTTTTTGTTTTTGAAGCGATACCAGCACGTTGAAAAACCTTTAGGTATTTACGAGCGTAAAAACAATCCTGCTCGTCTGCGTTTCTTGCTGGTCGTTTCATAGGTCATATGACTGGTCGAACAGGTCTGCTGATCTTGGTTGTTCTATTTATTATAAAGTAAACTAATCTTGTCCCGTGCATCCGCGAGATCCGCTGGAACGAGCTTGGCGTAACGCAAGGTCATCTTGATATCCTTGTGACCCATCCAATCCTGGACTACCTTTACGTTCACCCCACAAGATAACAACCTTGTAGCACAAGTGTGACGGCAGGTATAGAAAACATACTCCTTTAAAAACTCAGGTTCTTTCCTGCGAAGCCTAGCCCAGTGACGACTGATCACGAACGGCTCGAAACGAGAGAAATTTTCAACGCGATCCCAAGCCTCCTTGGCTTTCGGAGTCAACGGAATAACCCTCGGTGTCCCGTTCTTTGTCTCACGCAAGGTAACAACCCAGCCTAGCTGCGGATGCTCCTTGATGTCACCTTCGCGGACACGCTTCGACTCACTCGGCCTCATGCCAGTCTCGATACTCCAAACGAATAAAGCCCTGAACTCATCGTCATCTATCAAAGCCTCGATGCGCTCCTGATCCTCCTTGCTGAAATACGTTGTCCGCTCGTCAGATGGGTGAGAGATCCTAGGAACCTTAACGGCATTGCCGTGCATCCCACGATCCCGTGAGAAATCCAAGGCAGTCTTAAGTGTCCCCAGTTTACTGTTGATCGTGCTTGGCTTGTTGCCCTTCTCCTTCAAGGAAGCTACAAACCTGTCGATCATACTCAAAGTAATCGTGGAGATCTTGCGAGTTGAACCTAGATAATTCTCCCACTCCTTGATGTTCCTGCGCTCAACCTGCTCGCGAGCCTTTTGACTCCAACGATAAGCCAAGGTGACCTCAAAGATGTCACTGACTGTTGCTGCTTGTTTTGTTTTCATAAAGGTCGCTACAGTGTGCTTTTGACTCCAACGGGTC